TTTGTATGAAATATTTGCATTTGCCCAATATATTCTGAAGAATCAAAATATAATCCGCCTGCTTCAATCTCACCAGTAATTGTTGATTGTTGATATAGATATTTCTTAGATATATCATTAAGTGCATCAGACATTATATATCTACCCGTACCAGCATGACATTCCCAATGTCTTAATTTATCTTTAAGATATGGAGTATTTCCTGTCATATATGTAGCTCTAGCAATATCATTATCACTAAAATCAAAATCAAAATATTGATTAGAGTTAGATTTAAACCAACATTGTAATGCTCCATCACCAATATCTGTAGGTAATATAGCATTAGGAACATCAATAGTATCATTATCCATTGTTACACCTCCATATGAAGTTATAGTATATGGATTAGATGTCTCATGTGTAATAGGATCAGTATCAAAATTTGTATAAAATGTAAGTCTATCTTCTTCATCATATGGAGTTACTCCCATATATTTATCAAAAGTAGATGGTTCATTAATATCAGCAGCAAATAATTCACCATTATTATATACTTTAGAAATAGTCTTAGCATCTAATTCTGTATCCCAAGTAATAAATTGTGATATATTACCTTTAAATGTATAATTTACTCTAGAACTATCTCCTATATTAAGTGGATACTCAGTATTTCTTCTTACTTGTCCTGTAATTACAGGAATTGCTCCACTTAGTGGGCCTGTTTTATCTATACCGTCAATATATATCTTTCTATTAGTACCCTTTATATCATCCATAGTAACAGCAACATGTTTCCATTTACCTATTAAT